ATGTCATGTTTCCGCACATGTATAAAGTTAAAGCCATTGCATCAGGTACATTTCCACTACCTCCAGCAAATATAGCTTTATCTTTTAATTCTTTACTTCCCATCACTATAGTAAGATTCATTCCACCAATCGCAGTATACTGATTATAGTCGTAAGCTACATTTTCAGTTAAATATGCAACTGCATTTCCGCCATGCGAAACCATTATGGTTTTATCATCAAATCTTAAATCGTTATGAAACTTATTAAATCCAGGAATATCTCTTGCGCCTGGGATGTGTTTGAATTTTATTTTTTCTCCTAAGTGTTTTTCCATATGTTTTGCAACAATCATTGCCCACTGAGATGTACCGCTTCCTGGTTTTTGTGGAATGATCATTGTGTAATCTGCTAATGCAGAAAAAGTTAGTAAAGAAAAGAATATAGTTAAAATTTTCATAAATATCTCGTTAATAGTTGTACGGTTAAAAGCTCGAATCTCTCGAATAAAATAAATCCTATAATTAATGCAGGTTTTGAAATTTGTAGTTTGTGTATTATAATTCCAAATAGAGACATTAAAATAAATATTAAATAGTCTTCCCATCCTCCTGTATATTGTACACAACTCCATAAGATAAGTAATATCAAAGGCGGAAAATAATAATTAAAAGGAATACTAGTAATATAACAAATTTTTTTGAGAAAAGCAAGAAGAACAAAGAATACAACTATAGTTCCCCCAATAAATCCAAAAAACATTGATTGAAATAACTTGTGATCTTCAAAAAGTGAAGGATCTCCTAGTTCAATATTTAAATACATTAATAAAGCAATTATTACTGCTGCAAAAGGAGCCCCTGGAATTCCAAATAGTAGTGTAGTAATCATAGATGTAGCTTTTTGTGAATTATTAGCTCCTTCACATCCTATGACACCTTTTATATTACCTCTTCCAAAAGGTATTAGTTGTTTTTGATTGCTTAAAACTGTTTGACCATAAGCTATCCAATCAGCAATAGCTCCCCCTAATCCAGGCAGTAGTCCTATGAAAGCTCCAATGAATCCTCCTTTTAATGATATCCATTTATATTTACTTACTGATAAAATACCTAAAAGTCTATAGTCTTTGAGAGAGGGTTTTGTAAGTTTTTTATTTCCTTTTAAGCCTTCATATAGCTCAGGAATTGCAAATACTCCTGCAATCACTGGCATAAGTTGTAAGCCATCAGATAAATACTCCCATCCAAACGTGCCTCTCGATACATTTGTTACTGGGTTAGTTCCTATTAATGCTAAAATTATTCCTAAACTTAATCCAATTAGTCCTAAATACCATTTTCTACCCAATACTAGTATTACACTAAAAAAAGACAGTAAAGTTATTATCCAAAGTTCTTTTGATCCTACGTATAAATATATGAAATCAAAATATTGAATAAAATAAAAAACTAAAAACCCCCATAATAATCCATTAAAAGTTGATGAGGTCATAGCTGCAGAAAGAGCTAATTCTGCTTTACCTCGTTTTGCTAAAGGATATCCGTCTTGTATTGTAGCGGCAGAAGAATTTGCTCCTGGTATCCCTAATAAAACAGAAGTAAAGGTATCGGCAGTTGTTGATGCAGCAACTGCAGCCATTATAAATATTATAGCAGAGTAAGGGTCAGAAAATAAATGTATAAAACCAAAAAGAGCTACCAAACCTGTTGTAGCTCCAGCTGAGGGTATTATCCCAATTATTATTCCGTAAATTACCCCAAAAAGTAATTCAATCATATGAAATTATGAATATCCTCTTGTTGTAAATAGTTATATCTCACAAAATCAAACTTGAATCTTCCTAATGAACCCTCTCTATAATTTTCTACAGACAGATTATATTTGGCTGAAAGCTCTTGAACATACTTCATAGACCATGGAAAAAAATCTAGCATGGTTCCATCTGCATGAGGTTTTCCAGGATTTACTTTCATACATACTCTTGATCCCCAGTTTTTATTGAGCAAACTAAATACTTTTTTCATTCTAAGATCAACCCATTCTTTATTATAAAAATTGATCGAACCATAACAAATTATCAAGTCGTAAGATATGTTATCATTAAAATCAATGATGTCACAGATTTCATCTGCATTTTCATTAACTATGTCAATCCCTAAAAATGACTGTCTTTTATTGCAGAATTTTTTATACTGATTAAACCCACAACCTACATCAAGGATTGTAAAAGATTTTTTCATACACTTTATGACATGAGGATCTTCTTCTGTCTGTTTCCAATCATTCTTGAAATACTCAATCATTTAATCTTTTTTTCAAGTTCTACAATTAAATCATTTAAATACCATTTAGCTTTTGCTAAATCTTCTCTTTGTTTTCTCAAATCATCATGTTTTAAGTTATACCTAGTAACATACTTAATAACATTTCCTTGTGAAAATCCCATATCATAAGAGTTGATGTAATCAGTAGTTTCTATACCCTTATTATAGTGTGGTGGATGGTTTACCATATCTTTTATTATAGTTTTTCTCTCAGTCACTAATTCTCTCTCAGTTTCTCCTGGTTTTCTTTTATAAATTGTTTTACCTTTGTCGGGTGATTCGTAAATATAATTGTTCACTTTTGCCTCTCTCCATTTAATACTATAACCATCAGGGTACTCACTATGTAATTTTTCTTGTTTTAGTTTCCAAAGCATCCATTCATAGAATCTTTCTGGTTCAGAATCAATGTCTCCGTATAGTTTTTGCCAATCTTTAGTTGTATCTGTTCTCAACTAATTTTCTCTTTAATTGAATTTAATAACATACTTAAATTTTCTTTTTTATTAAGATTTGTTCCGTCTACTCTAATATTAAGTATATCTTCTAACTCTCTTAACATTACTTTAACTGTTTGGCTTTTATCTTCGTCATTTAGTTCTGGTTTTTCGTAAATTTTTAGTTGTACTAATTTACTTATAACACTTCTATAACCTTTTGCAAAATGTGAAGCTAATTCGTATACGTCTTTTATTTCTTCTTCAGTATACATTTTTATTAGTTCTGTTTCTTGCTCGTCATTCCAAGCTTTTATACTCATTATTTCTCCAATTCTAATTCAAGTTGTGTGTTCCACATATATCTTTTTGCTACTTTTTCTCCTGCTTGATTGAGTAAAGGTACTAAAGAACTTACCTCATCAGCAGGCATAGAATAGCCTGATTTTGTCGGATACCATTGACCAGTATCTCCGTCCATTGCATATTCTCTAATATGTAAATATAGTTTATCTCTAAATTCATTTATTGTTACTTTTACTGCATTGCCGTTTGGTTTATGGAATGCAGTTCCGAAATCAATGTTCAATTGTATTCTCTTCCAACCATTTGTTAGGTTTAACAATTATATTTAGCGAGTATCTCGCTTCAGATTCATCAAGATTTTTTGCTCCATGTGGAGTGTCTGGGTTAAATACAACTCCCTGTCCAGCTTCTAAACAAATCTCATCTTTACCAAAAATACAAATAAAGTTTGGATTATGGTTTATTGCAATCCATATTCTCAAGTGTTTTTCTATAGGGTTACCCCAATTTTCTTCATCAATATGCATTGGTGTTTTATCCTGGGGTTCTTGTTTTAATATTCGAATTCTAGCTGTTGGACACTCAAATCTATTTATCTCTTTCATAATATTAGGTATTGTGCCTGCGATAGACGTAAATCTATATTGATCACAAGTATCAGGTTCTACTTTAAACATGTTATTCGACATACCATCAGGACTTTTAATAGCACAGGCAGTTATTGCCTCTTTAAGATCTCTATCTGCATAATTATAATAAACTAAAGTTCTACATTCATTTATTAAATCTTTACTGAGTTTAAATTTTAAATATCTATATGTAAAACTCATTTATAAACTTAATCTTCGTCTTTAGTTTCAATTGTCTCTTCATTAAAAATTCCAAACTTTTTAGATCCTTTTTTTACTTTTTTCTCTACATTATTAGTTTTTAATTCTTTCCACTGATTAACTAAACTAGTAGTTCCTTTATCGCCATAACCATTTACTTTTGCATAGTTTTTAACATCTTCTTCTGTAGTAAATAATTTTAATTTATCTGATTCCATTTAAGTACTCCTTTAATATATTACCCTCTACGGGTCTATCTAAATAATCTTTACCTAAAATCCATATGTTCGGATTTTTTTCATTTATATTATCTAACCATTTATTATAACAATCATTTACCCCTTGTAAACCTCTTACATATTGAGCATTAACTGTATGAAAAGCATTACTCCACCATATTATACTATCTTCATCATTTGTGATCAGTTTTGTAACTTTTTCTGGATTCTCACAAATATCAACATGAATATAAGAGTGCTTTAATTTTTTATATTTATCCCAATGTTCCTTGATAATACTCTCTGAACCCCAAATTTTTATTTCTCTTTCCCATAACTGTTGTCTAGTCATAGTTTCTGTATGTAGTCCTCCTGTCTCACTAAAATTATATTTAGATAAAGCCCAAGAGATAAAACTAGGATAGTCCGTGCCGTCCCAGTGAGTAAGAAGTAATTTTTTGAAAGCTAGTGCTGGTTTACTATAATCATAAAATACAATTTCTGTATTTTCTGTAAACCCAAAAGTATTAAGAATCATATTAGGTTTAAAACTTGCTGCAACACTGTAAAGTTTTTTGATTGGTTTTTTTAACTTAACATATTTTAAATCAAGATAATTCTCAGTATTCCATAAAAACACACAAGTAGGCGCATATTCTACAATATTTTGTATCCAATTAAGTTGCTTAGCTAAATCTTCCGCACTTGTTGAAGGATAAATATATTGTTTTGCTTCTCTAATTTTTGGGTGAAAATTATACACAGTTAGTTCGTTTTCTAAACTAACATTTATAAAATTCCAACCATCAACTAAAGGTGTACAAACAGTAAGTTCTTCAGTAGGTCTCAATGATAGAGGTGTATAATCATCGTGAATATCTTTTGAGTGTCGTATAGCTTTAACAACTGTTTCCTCTTTAGTCAAAGACTTATTTCCAAACACTGGTTTATCAAATTTTTTATAATAATCTAAGTTTACTAGCATACACTGTTTATGTAATCCATAATAACCCTTTTCGCCTTTTGGATTATTTTTATTAGGTTTGTTTTTATCCATGATATGCCCAGTAACAAAGAAATTTTGTTTTTCAATCCATTTCTCAATGTGGCGAAAAAAGGCAGCTTCTTGAATTATATGTCCTGTGGCTTGTACAATACAGTATTTAACATTCTGTGTAAGTGCTTTATCTAAAACCTCATTTACAGAATTTCCTGTAATGATTGGCCCAAAATACTTGAATCTTGTAAAAAATTCAGTTATCTCTTTCAACTTTTCTGGTTTAGTCATATGACTAGAAAACGTAGTATCGTTATAAATACCAACTACGTAATCTTTATTTAATCCCATTTTTCTCATAACTACGTTCTACTAGTTCTTCAAATTCTTTTGTTTTTATCCCATGCACTATTATATGGTATCTTTCTTCGTAACTGTCATTAAAATACGCATGAACATTTCCTACATCTAATAGTAAGGATTTTCCGGGCGCAAAAGGTACATATCCTTTGTGTCCTTGCATTTTCATTCTACAGCCTTTAGGGTGGTTTAAGGCTATATTAATTGGTGATAGTTTAGAATCAAAGCTATCGCGATGAGGAGTAATAAATCCATGAGGCTCTAATAACATGAATCTTAAACGATAATACGACTTATACGGAAAAACATCTCGAAAAAACTTATATGTTACAGGACACCTATCTATAACATCAGTCCACTTATAAGGAGTTTCTTCATTTGTTTTATACCCGTACTGTTCATAATGATTAGTTTTTTCTGCACTAATTCCGTGAATACATAGACTTCTCCAACCTTGATGTCTGTATGCTCCTTGACCATCTTTATCTCTATGGTTAACAAACCTGTCTTTTAAACCTATAGCCTCCCTCAACATTTCTTCATGAGGAATTTGAATATCAAGGTCTAACCAAGGTATGTTACTTTCATTGACGATCCAATTAAATTTTTTCATTAATATACTTTATTCCTATCTAAGTCAATTTTAACAGGTTTACATATAGCAGTAAAACGTTCAGATATTTCTTTACCAGGTACAGGTAAATTTTTATTTAATCGAGTTGCATAGTACATACAATTATTGATACTTCTAAAATATGACTCATCTACTTTATTTACCCCAATGTAAGTAATGAGAGCAAATACTAATTCCATTAACTATAGTATTTTAAAAGCTCTTCATCTACTGAAAAACTGGTACCACAACCGCAACTTGATTTAGCGCTTGGGTTATTTACTTTTAGCATCTTATTCATCATATGATCTTCTAAATCAACTTCAGATCCATATAAATACTTAATACTTTCATTATCTATAACTGATGGGGGGTTTATTGAAAACTGTATATCATTTTCACTAATGTTCTTATCAATATCTAGGATATAACTAAATCCTGAACATCCTCCTCCATTTATACCGAATCTAAAATATTCTCCAGGTTTTAGAGTTTCAGAAATGTAAATTTGTGCCTTTGGGGTGATCGTAGGTAGTTTTCCTGAGTAAGTTTTGTCAATGGTTGGGGCAAATCCATGAAAATCACGTAATATTTTTTCGTCTAAAGATGCAGTTTTTACTTGCTCGTAAACAGATGGTTCAGTGACTGTTTCTAATTCATCAAACCATTTGTCTAAGTCTGGCTGTTCCTTGTCTGTATTGGACTTCATTTATAACTCCTTCATATATATCAACCACATGATCCCAATTATTTTTAATTGTAATTGCTTCTAACTTATTGTATAGATCTTTTTTATTATGGTGAAGATATATATACTTTAGCACTTGTTCTAAATGTTGTCCAGACGGTTCATTTATAAAAGTATGAGTGCTCATTCTGGTCATAGCATCACCTGGTTTCATAGCAAATACTTGATCATCACTGATTTTTACGCTTTGAGGAGCAGTTGGTATTTTTAATCCTAGTTCCTCTGGCACAAAATCATCTGTAGGTCCTCCAGTAGGAACTACAGGTAAACAACCACAAGCCATAGCTTCTTGTACGTGCATGGCAAAACCTTCTGCTCTATAAGGATGTACAAGTACGTTTGACATTTTATAAAGGTTAGCCATTTCATTTTCACTTAAATTTTGATCTATGTAGATAACTTCAGCACATTCTGTTTTGTATTGCATTTTTATTATCTCATTGAGAATATTATTTTTTCCATAAATTTGAGGGTTATCTTTGATTATTAATGTGCATTTATCATACTTTTTAAAACTTTTATGCCACGCATTTATAAGTAAGTCTAATCCTTTTCTCCACTGAGAATTTCCAACAAATACAAAATTAAATCTATCGGGATTAATACCTAACATAGGTTTTATATTAGATTTATCTGTATTGAATATCTCGGAGTTGAATCCATTAGGCACAACAAATGCTTTTGCAGGATTTAATCCTCCATCTAAAAATACTTGTTTAACATAGTTACTTGGTATAATTAAAGCATCTGCAAAATTTTCAAACTTATATTGCCACTCAAAAGGAACTTTTGGATACTCCCAAGGTTGAATAAAAATAACTTTAGTTTTATCGCCTACAGGCCAATTCCAAATGGGCGGATATGAGTGTCTTATTTGTATATCAGGATTTGACTCTCCTAAATCTTTTGTTTCTAGTTTTTTTAAGTTTTTAACAAGTTCGGTAGAAATTTTATATTGTGAGTCAAACTTGTCTAATGGAGTAATATAAACATCAAATTTTTTACTCAATCTCGTTACGATATTACGGTTTATGATTGTTAGAGAGTGGTTATCATAAAATTTCCCAATAAATTCAATTTTCATTAATATGCCTTTTGTAAATAATTTTTAATATAGTTTTCTAACTGATTAAGAGGAATTGCTTCAAGTTTTGGCCACTGCGCAGATCCTAGTCCAGATGTTTTAAAATTACGCATTTCACTATAGTTAGAAAGATCAACTTCTTTCCATATTTTATAAAAAGGGTCTTTTTCTACTAAATCTGAGTGACCAATATTTTTAATTTTTTGCTCTAGTTCATCAGCAGGTCTGCAGAGACTCCAATGTAATGCTACTAAAGGTGATCGTAGTCTATTGTCTCCTTGTGCAGATTTATCAGTCCATCGTGCATAAGTAAAAGTACTATCTTTTGAAGTCATAAATCCTTGTGTTTCTCCAAAAAAAGGTGACCCGTCTTCCTCAGCTATAACTAAAGCTATACTAACATTATCATCATTAGTTAGAATCTTATAAGGAGTTGCCCATGTAAGCAAAATGTCCTTAGCATCTTTATACTTCTCAACGAGGGGTAAGTAATTATAAAAAAAGTCTTTTGCATTTACTAGCATTTCATCTGCATCTATGCTTACTACCCAATCATTACTTGCTTCTTGTTTTAAGAAATTTCTCTCATAGTTATCGTTCTCAATAGCTACTTTAGATTGATGAAAATCTTCTTCTATAATAGTTATTTTAGAATCCCCATCAACATTACTTAGTTCTTTCCATAAAGAATCTTCATCTATTTCAAACGTATTACCACTCCAACTAATCCTGTCTTTATCAATTCCTAAAATTATTTCATCAACATACTCATAATACCGTTTAATACTATCTACTAAAAATCTATTAGCATCATATGAAATTAGACTAATTGCGCTTTTCTTAATCATGTATTCACTTTCATTTTAACAGTTGTTGTCTTAGGTTTAATACCTATTTTACGTTTTAATCCTATCATCGCAATTCCGCTAAAATACTTATAGGCGTCACTCATACTATTAGACACCCTATATTCTTTAAATCTTTCTGTAACTTTATCTGAGTGTTTTAATAATGCACTATTCAATAAACTTGCAAAAGCAGAGTTAGACTGTTGTGTAAATATGACTACAGACTCTGTTGCTAAAGAAGGTAATACTAAAGAGAAAAAATCATCATATATCTGTTCATTCACTGGTGCTACATCAAAGTGTACCACCTCGAATTTTGGTTGTTTCGCCCAGTCAACTTCTTGAAATGGTTTTTCAATCAAAGTAAAATTTTCTACATTAAGTCGTTCTTTTGTTCGATAAATACCTAAATTAGCTTCAAGTTGCGATTTCATATTATCCCATATAAAACCTTCTGGAGCCCATTTATTTGCTTCTCTTTCGTCATATAAAAAATGCTCTACTCCTACTGCTTTTGTAGTTAAATTGTCAAATAAAGCAGATATTATTGTTGATCCTTTATATACTCCAATTTCAAGATAGTTAGTATTTGCCTTAGCACAAAGATTACTAATTAAACATCTAGTTCGAGTAGTTGATAAACCGTGAATCTTATTTCTCTCTATATCCGTAGGTTTACCTTTTTCATTATCTGCCATTTTTAAAGCAGTTTTACAAAAAGATTCTGACATCTTTCCACTATAATTAATCATTCTTTTTCCTTTTAGTTATAACATTATCAATAAAATAAAATGGTATATATAATATTAATAGTAATATTCCAAATACTATCATTGGTATAATAAATAATAATATACTATTTAAAAGCCATAACATACAGAAAGCAGTTAGAAATGGTCCACCATTCTCTTTCTGTGTGTGTAATAATTTTGTTAATTCATTCTTTGATATAAATACTTTATCCATTTTTTATCTCTCTGTCCAGCGTTTTATAAAAGTTTGAATTTGCCCATTTCGTCTGAAGTCTTTTCAGATTTCTCATTTCCATTTGTAATTTCGTAGCATCTTTTAATCGTTTATTATCTCTAGATTCCTCATGAAATAATCTAACAGGAATGTTATAAATTCGTTGTCCACGCTCTCTTGCTTGTAAGCAATAATCTACATCTCTATTATACGTCCATTCATATTCTGCATCAAAATCCCCCACACATTCAATAAATGATCTTCTAATGTAACAACCACCAAATGTTGACCAAGCCACTTCTCTAACTTTATCATACTGACCTTGATCGACTTCTACATCTTCTTTAAATCTTGAATTATTTTCTAGTACTAACCCACTTCCATAATGATCAGGTTTTTCATTTGTAAATTTTCCTCCAGCACATTGTATATAAAACTCTCCCTTATCGTTTTTAGCAGGATAAAGTAACAAGCACCCAAACATTCCTGCTTCAGGGTAATCTTCTACATATTTTAAAACTTCGTCAAACCACCCATCATGATGAGCGCTCATGTCAGAGTGCAGAATAAAAATATCATGTTCTGGAAACTGTTTCCACATTTTTTGAAACATAAGATCAGACCCAATTCCTGCTTTGTCTTGTTCGTAGTGAGTGTCTAAATACCAAAAGGTATTTTTATGTTCTATAATTTCTTGCTCATCTACATAAGGAACTATTACTTTAATCATTTTAATCTTCCCTTAATCTCATCCATTCTAGCATTCATCCATTTTATAACTATTTGTTGTTCGTCTTCTGATATGTCCCAACGTTCCTGATAATTTATTACACTTTTCAAGGTTGCTTCTTCATATCGTAATGCGTGTAATAAGGCTAGTTCGATTCCGTCTGGCACTCTCATATTAGTTTTTCTGTCCATGTTTTAGGAGTTTTATCTGTAGTAAATTCTAAAGGTAAATGATATTCAAACTCTCTAACTCTTGGTTTTATCCAGTTTACCATGTCCTTAATAGTTTGATCTACAGTAATAGTTGCATTGTAGTTCCATTCATCTCTAACTTTTTGACTTGAACAAAATGCATTTTTTACTTCTGCAGGTCTGTCAGGATAGTGTTGTAGACTGGGATACTTTTCACAATAATGTCCGATTTTATATGCCAGTTGTTTTATTGATATCTCATTATGATCTGGTCCAATATTATATACTTGACCACACAAATCATTCCTAGAACTTTCCATCATTCTATAGATAGCTTTGATACAGTCAAGAACATTTGAGAATGACCTTTTTTGTTCTCCATCTCCATAAACTATTATAGGTTTACCTTGTAAACATCTACTAATCATAATACCCACTACATTTCTAAACGGATCAAAGTATCTTTGTCCTATACCAATCACATTATGAGGAACAACAGTTAGATAATTTAAACCATGCAAGTTATTTAAAATTTTAAGATGTTGTTCAGCATTTAATTTAGCTAACCCATATGGATCAACAGGGGCAGGAGTCATATTTTCAGTAAACGGAGGTGTTAAATTTCCATAACGAGCCATAGAACTACAGTTTATAAACAATCTTATTTTGTTATGAATTGCAGCTGAAGCTGTTGCTAATGTTCCTGACACTATACTTGTCGCAGTAATCATTGGAGAAAAAACACTTAAACCTTCATAGGGAAGAGCAGCTGCGTGAAATACTACTTCACAATCTTTCATAGATTCTTTCATGAGTTCTACATCTAAAACATCGCCTTTTATGTATGTAGCTAACTCTGGGACATTATTCTCAACTCCCCCAATCATGTTATCAATACCTACAACTTCATGACCTTGATTAATTAAAAATCTAGCCATTGTACTACCTAAAAGTCCACTAATTCCTGTTATAAAAATTCTCATTACCACACCCAATTCTTTTTGTAGTGATTAACTACCTTAACTATTTCTTCATCAAAAACTTTTTTTGCTTTCCATCCTAAGTTCTTTAAAGGGTCACAACTTATAGCATATCTAACGTCTTGACCTGGTCTTGTATAGGATAAGTCTAAATAGTTTTCTAAGTCAGGGACTTGTCTGGTAATTTTTTCTAAAAAATAAGCATTAACTACTTTAGTAACGGTTTCAAGATTAGTCTGCTCAAATTCAGAAGATATGTTGTAGATTTTATTTCTTTCTGCTTTTTCATAAAGTGTTAATAAAGCCTCAGCCGTATCTTCTGTGTGAGTCCAAGTTCTAACAGGAGTTCCTTCATTATGAATTTTTATTTTTTTACCTCGTGCTAGTCTTTTACAAGAAATAGGTATTAATTTTTCAGGATATTGATAAAGACCATAGTTATTTGAGGGTCTTGCTATGATGTACTCTAACCCATGTGTTCTAGCCCAGCTTTGGATTAGTAGGTCTGCGGCTGCTTTAGTTGCTGCATAAGGATTAGAGGGATTTATTTTAGCATCTTCAGAAAAAGAGCCCTCAATAGTATCTCCATAGACCTCATCTGTCGAAACTTGAAAAAATAAAGGTTTATCACTTCTAATTTGTATTCTTTGTTGAATAATTGCTAATAAGTTTCTTACTCCATCAACATTTGATCTGACAAAATGAAATGCATTATGGTTACCGATGTCCACATCACTTTCAGCTGCTAAATTGAAAATTACATCACACTCTGGAAGCCATCCTAAATCACAAATATCTACATTAATTATGTGCATTCGATCTTTATACAAATTAAAAAGTAAGTCACTCTGAGGTATATTAGATACATGAGTAAAGCTATCTATACAATAAACATACCACCCTTCTTCTAAAAGTTTTTTTGTAAAAGTACTACCTAAGAATCCTGCATAACCTGTTACGACAGCGATTTTTTTAGCCATAATTAACTCCTTCTGTTAAAGCAAAGCATTGTATTTTCTCATACATTGATGATGAGACTGGAAAATTTCTTAAAGGTTTATAGTATTTTTTTATTTCATACTTTTCTTTAATATTTTTCGGTATTTCTTGTTCTGTAAAAAATGGATAACAATTTGGGAAAAAAGTATCATCTTCAGAGTAATTTACCCAATTCATACCTTCAACATCTTTAAGCTCATATTTTAGCTTATAATAATTATCTTGAAATTGAGCAGATAGTCTATCAATATCAAACTGATCCCACCATTGAAGTATCGCCGCAGCGCTAATATCACTTATTTTATAGTTTCCACTACGCTCATTAAAATCCCCATCAATAATACCAAAATTTGTCGCGACTCTAACGTTTTCTTCATATCTTTTATCAATAATAGCTAATCCACCTTCTCCAAATCCTATTGGTTTTGTATGATGTAATGATACATATGAACCTAATCCATAATTACAACTATTAGTTCCTTGTAAAAAAGTATAAGGCGTAGCAGCATTATCAAATATTACATAGGGATAATTTTTGTCTGATATATAAGTGAAGTCTTGTAAATGACCAAAAACATTAGTAACTATTAAAATTTTTGCTTGTTGTATATATGGATCGTTTAAATCTATATTACAGTTTGGTTGCATATCAGAAACGATCGGTCCTTCAGCAGGGCCCAAAGAATTTGATGCAAAAGTAAAATCTTGTGTACCAATTCGTGCAGGTCCATCTTGTCTTTGAATAGCCCAGAGCATTGCATGAAGTGCTGCAGTACCGCTTGAGCAAGCTATAATTCCTTTTGAATCATCAATCTTAAGCATATCTCTTGCTCTAAGTTCAAGTTCTTTTGCTGCCCAACCATAGTTAGTAAATTGATTAGTTTTTTGAGCATTCTCTAGGTAGTGCTGAAACTTATCATATAAGAGTTTTTTTCTTAATATAAAAGGAATTTCTCTAGATTTTAATTGAGTCATATACTGTGTCCCAAGGTATAAGTGGAGTAATACATCCATCTTGTAAGTGAGTGGCATGACCTGGTACTGGACAATAAGCACCTACTTGCTTAAAGGCTTTCCAAGTCCAAGTATCATCTGCAAAAGCTCCTGCTCTAAGTAATTCATACTTATATTTAAACCATGTAGATCCTAATGCAGCTATAGTTAGTGTAGCACTTGGAATACTTCTTACGTGTCCATAGTTAGTTAATTCTAATCTACACGTTCTATCACCATCAAATAAATATCGATCAGGATAGTCTTGGGGAGCATAGAATCCGCCAAATTTGTTTCCAAAAAATGCTTTCATTGCTTGTATTGCTTGAGGTATATGAAGATAATCATCTTCACACACATAAAGTAGTTCATCTTTATTTCGTTCTGCAAGATCAACTAAAAATTCCATTAGTTCTGGGCAAGAATTAGCTAATACAGGGTGATATGTTGGGTAAGGGTGATTGGCTCTCAGTTTAGGTAAAGGAGTAATTTTTACTACATCAAATTGAGCTTTTGTGTTTTGTTCCATCCAGAGTAGTGTATCCTCTGTGGTTCTATCGTCAATGATAATTATCTTATCATTTTCATCAAGAGAGGGCTGAATCGAAAGATAACATTTTCTAATTATTTCTAGTTTATGCTTACCATTCCAACGTAATCCTTCTTTTGTCTCATCTCCTAAAGAACCAGCAGATATAGCTGCTTCAGAACTTCTAAATAATATTATCATTTTTTTGGTTTATTAACAATAATCCCTGCTTTGAAGAATTGTCTATCTGTCATCTCATCAAATAAATGTTCTCCAGAACTTAAAGTATTATCATTGCCTATGTTGGTTCGTGATGTAATAGTTGTTCCATTACCTAGCCAATTATCATCACCTACATTACAGTAACCTAAAACTGTTGCGTAAGTAGTAAAAATATTATGATTTCCCATTCTTACGTCATGATGAACAGAAGCATAACAGTTTAGTAAGTTAAAATTGCCTATATCTGCATTTGCATTAGTCATTGCAAAACAATTTAATACGTTTCCAATTCCTAACCTACTAGTTTGGGATAGATGTGCTTCATTAGCGACAATATTTGGAAAATGATTAATATCTGCTTCATAGATTTTAAATAGATGATCTAAGAATCGTTTTCTCCAAACTCTATGACCTGTTCCTAAAACAAAAGATGCTTGGTCCTGATATTTAAAATCATTAACACCTTCATCATCGATTAAAACTAGTTTATTATTTTTTAAAATTAAAAAACCTCCAAAGTCTTCTATAACTCCGCCTAACACAAATTGTTCGAAGCACTCTTGTGCATAGCCGCCGTTTCCTAATAAATAAGTTTTATACATTGTTTATTGTGCCGTCTTTTTCTGCGACATCCCATAAACCTCTATTGAGTTTAACTCTTTGATCATTAATACTAACATATTCTGTTTCTAGTTCTTTTTTTACTTCTTCAACTCTATGTTGTAACCAATTAATCGAAGTATGAATATGACCTGTATCATGTGGTTGTAATTTACTTTTTGCAATGGCTATTTCATCCATCAACATTATTAATTTGTCTGTGTTTTTAATCATTGAACCCTCTTTGAAATGCGGAGAGATTCTGTTTCCGCGCTCTCTCCAGGCGCATAGGAATTAAGCCGCTAACGGCATATCCTGAGGTGCAA